ACTCTGAATTGAGATTTTTTGCTACCGTAAAAATAAATACCAAAATCCTTGTTAAAATATATAGTATCGTTATTATACCCTAAAAGCAACAAATCATCACCTTTGTTTATTATCCTAGAATCATCATCAATAAAAGAATTTGACACAAATAATTCATTAGCTTTAGCATAAACGTCTCCATTTACTGGAGTAACCATACTATGCAACTCCTTAATCTTGCATTCTAATAATGCTTTTCTATCATCATTACGTATCTTTTGTATAAATTCATTAATGCTCAAACCGTCTTTAGATTTAACATCTTTTATTTTAACCAAAAATGTATCTTTTTTATAAATTACTATGCCATAGTCTTGTATGATGCCTATCATTTCAGCCTCATCATATTTTGACATATTTTTCACACTCATAAGTGTCTGTCCGGAAGATATTTTATAACGGTTGTTTTCAAACAACGATATTCCACTATTCCCGCCATTAGGAACAACAAATATGCTATTCCTTGATTGAGGCAATACCGTATCTTCGCACAATACAAGAAAAGCACAAATGAAAAAAAAAGCATTTTTATATTTAATGAATACATTTTATATCACATTATACTAAACTGTCTTATACACAAAATAACTCTCGCCAACGCCGTTATACTCTCCTTCCTCACGTCCTTCGGGTCATGCTCCTTATTATATGACACTAGATTCAAGTAGTCGTTACCCTCGCTTGACTTCTTCACGTATTTAACCACGACGGACACGTCGGAATCATTCTCGATCTGCAATATGTATATCTCACCGTATTGCACGGATTCTATGCTATGCACCTCTTTGTACGCTATTATATCACCGGATTTAAGCAACGGGTACATGGAATCACCTATCACCTTTACTGCACCGTCGCATTTAGGCATATTCGGTATTGATATTTTCCCTAGGTAAGCCTTGTTCCGATCCCCATCCTCCGAGAATAGACGACTTAACCCAGCAGATACATCTATATCGTATAAGTTAAACTCGGACATCGGATATATCTTGTCCGGAGTCTTAGGATGGGACAAAGGGATTATGTCTCCGGATGCTTCTTGGGTTGACGGTTGCTTTAGCATGTCGCCTACCCCTGTAATAACCCATACGGGATCTAAATCGGAATATACTCTAAGTATATTCTCAACAGCGTTAGCAGAAATGCTTCTTGTCTTTCTCCAATACCCATTGGAAAATCCTGCATCCACTTCCAGCTTATAAATGCTAATACCTTTAAAATCAATATATTTTGAAATCCTATCTTTTGCATCCATAAGCGTATTGTATAATTAATGTTAATACTGAGTATATATTCTCGTTAATATGAGAATTATTAGAATATAGTCTATATATTTGCATCGGATTCATACAAGAAACCGATACTTATAAGTTTAATACGCAAATATAGGAAAATAATTATAGTCATGAAAAGAAACAAGATTTTAGTTCCATATGGGGCAAGAAAAAAAATAGCAAAAGACACCGGATTCTCTGATATATGTGTTCGTGATGCGTTAAACGGGGTGACGAACACGGAGAATTCAAGGTTGATAAGAGACAGGGCATTAAAGTTTTACGAAGGTGTTGAAATAAAATAATGGATCATGGCACGAGAGAGAAAGACAGGAAAAGTAGAACCTATCCAAAAGATATGGCTCTCGAAAACGGAGGCGAGAGCGTATCTCGGATGCTCAGAGGATTTTTTGAGATCCTTGCGGGAAAAAGCGGAGCTATCATTCTCCAAGTTCGGCTCCATGATATGGTACGAGCTTAGAAGCATCGACCGATTCCTTGAGAGGAACAAGGTCGTTTAACACAAAGGGCATGGCTAGTGAAGCGTCACGGCCGGAAGCGGATCATTTTAAGGTATATAGGTTTTAGTTAATCTTTCACTCCCGCTCCGGGTTCGATTCCCGGATGCCCACCATTAAGATCTTTGACGTATTGTGATCCGGAACGCAGCGACGCCTTCAACGTCGTGAGGTTCCCGGCTATATCAAGGTAACGTGATAGCGATATATGCGCCGTGACCCACGATGGGATATAGCTTACGATAACATCTTCCGTGTCTCCTTTTGGTGTTATGCCGGCGGCATTGGTTAACCATCATGGAGGATGTACGATATACTCCCCCACCCGTCTATGATTCGGGTTCGAAACCGTTGGAGGTTGTGGGGGAGCTAATTTTTAACATTAAGGTATGAAAGAAAGAGAATTAAAGATGTGGTGCGTGGAGCAAGCCGCGAGATGCTGTTCCAATGAGACGAGATTGCTGAGATCGGCTGTTGAGATTTTTGATTGGATATCACAGCAAGAGGGTGATCCTAACGAATCACCCTCGACTGTCAAAAAAAGATACATACATGCTTATGTATCCGATGATGGTATTTTGTCATGGGTTTTCCAATAGGTTGTCGATGTTAAAAAACATCGTGTATCCACATTTTGGACAAACGAAAGTCAGAAAACGCATACTACCAGTTATATCGATATCATTAGATGTCAATACGCTGGATTCTAGGTTTACCGCTTTCATGGGGCCATTAACTGGCCCATCGTATCCACAATTAATACACGGTCTCCTGACTGAAAGTGTTGAGCAAATACGCTCAACTTGATTTTTTGTTAGTTTCATATGTTTGTTTTTTAATGTTTAGCGGCCTAAAGATAGGCAAATCCAGCCAAGACCGCAACTATTCCCGCCAAGAGAGCCTAAGACTCGCAGGTCCGGAGCGAGACCGGAGGCGGGAGCGAACACTTTTAAATAATAACAACATGAATGAGATTTATTGGATCACAAGGCTAGATGCCATACAGACGTTGGCGATAATCGCAGTATTTATATTGGGGGTATTTACATTCTTGTATATTCTCGTCTGGATTATGGAAGATGATGAAAAAGACAAGTCTAAGTTAAAAAAAATCATCTTAAAATTCGCAGCCTATATATCAATACCTGTTTTTTTACTAGTATTCATTCCATCTAAAAGGGACATGTTGATGATTATCGGAATAGGCGGGACTATAGAATATCTCAAGTCTAATGATACCGCCAAGGAGTTGCCGGATAAGGTTATCATGGCTATCGATAAGTTATTGGATGATACAATAGAGGAAGAAAAATGAATAAAACCGATAGACCTATTAATAACCAAGTTTTATAACAATGAAAGAAAGAAGAATCCCACCCTAGGAAATGGCTAGGGCAGGTAGCGAACCATAATAAATTCATATTATTATTCAGGGTTACAGGGGGTTCGAGTTCCCCCGGCTACCACGCTTAAATCACATTGCTAATTATTATACACTTCTCAACCAAGACCTTAATATACTGCCGTGAGGCAGGCAATTAGATATTAGTTATTATTAAACTGTGCCGGGGAATCCCACCCCGGCAAACGCTCCCTTAGCTCAGTAGGTAAGAGAAGCCGCCTCATAAGCGGAAGGTCGCCGGTTCAAGCCCGGCAGGGAGCACGCTTCATCCCTAGCGGATGCTATTCAATCAATTATTTCACGAAAGTGCAACGCAGGTCTCCGTCCGTGAGGATATGAGGCCTTTCTTCCGAATTTTAAAAACAACAATATATATGATAAAGAGAAACCAAGCATGGTTCTGGAAGATATTCCGGGCCATTAAAAGCATTACCATCTTTACTTTTAGGATGGTCTTAGCTACAATATTGGGACTGGCCTCAATAGTCGCAATCTTCGAATGGAATGAAAAACCTTCTCATATCCATTTACTGATATTTGGCATAGTATCAGTATTTGTTGTGATAAATCAAATCGTAATAATGACTTATGAGTCTGATAAGTGAATACCAAGGAAATATTGTATAAACAAAAATATATCACATGAGACTTACAATCAAAGAATTATCCCTTGTCAATTTCAGGGGATTAACAATCAGCATTTCGTTCTCGGCGAACACGCTTATATTGGGAATGAACGGAATCGGAAAGACTAGGGTTAACGACGCTTTCCTTTGGCTTTTATTCGGCAAGGACACGCAAGGACGGCAAGACTACGAGATCAAGCCCCGGGATCAAGACATGAGAAACTCAAAGGTATCCGTGCGAGGAATGTTCGATCTTGACGGGCAAGAATTAACGCTCGAGCGTATCTACTCGGAGAAGTGGACAAAGAAAAAAGGATCGGAAGAGGCCGAGTTCTCCGGCAACGTCACCGAGTATTCTATCAACGGAGTGGCATGTAACGCCACGAACTTCAAGACCAAGATAAACTCCATCCTAGACGAGGACAGGTTCAAGCTTATCACTTCCTCCTCCTATTTCAACACCTTGAAATGGCAAGACAAGAGGAACCTTCTTATCCAAGCGGCCGGGGAGCCGAGCGAGGAAGAGATTATCGGGGACAACGAGGATTTCAAGAGGCTCCTATCCTATTGCACCGGCAAGACGATGGATGAGTACAGGAAAGAGATCGCCGCCAAGAAGAAGCCGATCAAGAAAGAGCTGGACGAGATCCCCGCCCGGATAGACGAGGCCAGACAAGGCATTATCGATAAGGACTGGACCGCCTTGGAAGGCATAATCAAGGATCGGGAAACCATGATCGAGAAACTGGATAGGAGGATAGCGGACGAGAACCTACGGGTGCAAGAGGAGAACAAGGATGTCAACTTCAAGATACAAGCCCTATATAATGAGATCGCTTCCTTGGAAAGAAGAAAGATGGATATCGAGAACCGATATAAGGCCTCCTATCAAAAGGAGTCCAACGATCTCGAATCCGAAAAAGAGAGGACGAGGAGAGAGATCGCCGGCATAGAGGACGAGATCAATCGACTCGCAAAGGGTATAACGGACAATGCCAAGGCCAAGGAAAGGGTATCCGACATATTGAGCAAATTGGGGGCGCAATACGAGGCGATCCTTTCCGGTAAGGTGGAAGGCGATGATCGCATATGCCCGACATGCGGACAGGAGTTCACGGAGAAATTCCTGCATGACCGCAAGGCCCACCTTTTGGAGGATATAAACAAGAAGGGAGAGGAAAACGATGCCCTTCTAAGGTCATATGACCAAATTATATCGGAGTACGAGAACAAGATAACCGCCCTTAATGCCAGACGCACGGAGCTATCCTCCAATCTTGATATTCTTGACAGGAGAGTCATCAAGCACTTCGTATCAGCCTATACGGAAGACGAGGAGCGTAAGGATGTCATCAAGGATATAGACCAGAAAAAAGAGGATATAGACCTATTATCCGGATCGGTGGTGACATCCAATGACCTGTCTCCCGTGAAAGACCAGATATCCAAGATCAGGAAAGAGATAGAGGAAATAAAGGGTGAGCTTTCCGGAAAGATACACTCCGACAAGGCCAAGGCCCGTGTGGATGAGCTGGAGACGAGGCAAAAGGATCTGGCCGTATCCTTGGCCCGGTACGAGAAAACAGAAATGATAGCGGACAGGTTCATACATAAGAAGATGGACATGATGGATGAAAGGATCAACTCCTTATTCCGCATGGTCAAGTGGAAGATGTACGAGCCGCAAATAAACGGCGGCGAGAAGGAATGTTGCGAGTGCTATATAAATGGCGTTCCCTTCGGCGTGCAGAACACCGCCACCAAGGTAAACGCGGGATTGGACATAGCCTTGGCATTCTCTCGTATCTATGACGTTTACGCCCCGGTATTCCTTGATAACCGGGAGTCCGTCACGGAACTTATAGACACGGATACGCAAGTCGTATCGCTGATAGTATCACCGGAACATAAAGAATTGACAATTAAAAACAAGTAATATGAACACTCCCGTATTAGCGGCGCAACCGCAAAACATGGCGATCAATCTTTTCGATCCCGCACAATTCGAGACAATGCAAAGGATATGCAAGATGTACGTGAACTCCGATCTGGTACCCGAATCGTATAGGGTAACGGACAAGAGATCGGAGAGCAAGGCCGTGGCGAACTGCATGATAGCGGTAAGCATGGCGCAAAGGATGAACGCCGACCATATGATGGTCATGCAGAATCTCGATATCATACAAGGCCGTCCGTCATGGTCCGCAAAATTTCTCATCGCTACGGTCAACTCATGCGGGAGATTCTCCCCGTTAAGGTATAAGTTCACCAACCTAGGAAAGATCAAGAACGTGACGTATACCGACTATGAATGGAGGAACGGAAGGAAAGAGGCCGTGACAAAGACATTGAATATCGAGATCGACAATTGGGAATGTATAGCTTATTCCTCGGAGAAAGGCCGTGACGAGATATTGGAATCCACCCCTATCACCATGGAAATGGCAATAAAGGAAGGCTGGTATACCAAGTCGGGATCTAAATGGCAGACAATGCCTAGGCTGATGCTCCAATACCGGGCGGCTTCCTTCTGGCAAAGGGCGTACGCTCCGGAGATCAGCATGGGAATGATCACGCAGGAGGAGGCACGTGATATAGAGGACGTGGATTACATTGAGATTAATCCGGAAGACAAGCTGAAGGAGGAACTGGAAAAAGCTAACAAGGAAGAGTTCAAGTGCCAGCAAGAAGCGAAAGAGGCGAGTGATCCTTCTCCCGTCATGGAAGATCAACCTAATCCCGGTAATTCCGAGCCACCCAAGGCACAATCATTTAATAACGCCTCTCAAGGCAAGCCTAACTGGATGAGAAGATGAGACTATACGTAGCGGGCAGTTCCTCCTCGGGGAACTGCTACCTATTATATGATGAGAGGGAGATTCTGATACTGGAATGCGGCGTACCTTTCAAGAACATCAACGGCCTCCCGTTCTTCGATCTGGAGAAGGTCGTTGGATGCGTGATATCGCATGAGCACGGCGATCACGCCGGAAGGATAAACGAGTTCCTTGATTACGGGGTAGATTGTTTGGCGTCATCCGGTACGATAAACTCGTTATCTTTTACGAGCAAGCGCCTGCCATTGATGATCGAGGAAGGCGTTACCGTAATGGCCGGGGCTTTCTCCATAGTCCCTTTCAAGATCGCCCATGACGCCAAGGAGCCTCTGGGTTTTCTCATAGACCATCCGGACATGGGGCCTATCCTGTTCGCCACGGACACGTACATGCTCTATTATCGGTTCCCGAATCTCAGGCACGTCATGATCGAGTGCAATTACGACAGGTCTATTCTAGACCGGAACGTAGCGGAAGGGAGGATAAACAAGTCCAGACGAGACCGGACATTGCTATCCCATATGGAACTAGGAACATGCGTGACAACCTTGGAGGCTAACGACCTCTCGGGGGTTGACAACATAATCCTGCTCCATTTGTCCGATGACAATAGTGACGAGGTCTTATTCAAGGAAAAAGTAAGCGAGGCTACCCAACGACCGACTTTCGTGGCGACACCGGGCTTGGACATAAACCTTACACGGCCATGGTCAAGATAGAGAAGACTGGGACGGACACGGATTTGACGGAGTTCCTTTGTGAGCTGGCCGGATATCCACCCGGTACTTACCAAGTGACGATATATCCCGTCGGAGCTCTAAGGTCCGGCGAGCAAAACAGGTATCTGTGGGGAGTGGTCTACCCTCTCCTGCTCGAGGGACTCAAGGATATAGGCTACGCTTATACGACTACCCAAGAAGTCCACGAGTTTTGCAAGAGGATGTTTTCTGATAGATACGTGAATTACCATTCCGGAGAGATCATAGACATCCCTGACTCCACCAAGGAAATGGACAGGAAGACTTTCGCCACATATTTACAGGTAATCAGGGAATGGTCGCTTAATTATATAGGTATTGAGATTCCAGACCCACAATACAAGAATAATGAAAGAACTGATATTATGCCTCAATGAGGCATGTTCTAAAAGACATTGCCTTTGCCATCAACGGCAGAGGCATTGGACAGACCCGTCTAAAAAAGATGGGGAAACTGTAAGGCCGAAATCGGTCTTATTTGTGGGGAACACCC